GTGTTTCGCTCTTCTTTTTGCAAGCGGTGATAAATTTACTTTTTTAAATTCTTGTTCCGCTAATCTTTTAACAGTTCTAATAAAATAATTGCACATTTCAGTTGCAACAATTCTATTTGATTCTCTACCTACAAAATGAGCGATCGTTTCTTTTTTGTAAGTTTTGGAATTGTATTCTGTAGTTGTATAAAACTGACAAAAATATAATTCCGCTGTTTTATGTCTTATCCACCTTTGCCAAACATTTTGATCAACAACTTGAGTTTCTTTTTCGATCGGTTCTTGATCTTCATCTTTAATATCACTTAAAGATAAATTGTGTTGTTTTAAAAGTTCCAAAGCTTTTTCTGATGCCATCATCGACTCATTTTCTGATGCTCCGTTTTTCTCGGACATCGCTAAAAGCTTTTTGATTTTATTTATTATATCTTTCATTTTTGCTCCTTTGTTAATGTATAGGATATTATATGAAAGTATTTTTTATGTCAATACACATTCAACTAAAAGGTGAAATTATTTTTTTATTTTTTTCTGGGTGGGTCCCGCCCACATGCACTTACCACCAGCTGCTGCAATAATGCAACAGCTGATGTATTTTTACAACTACGCAGATTTTTTATCTACTGAAACAAAGGACTTGTAAAAAACTTGTTGAATTTTATATTGAGTATGTTTCCAAGAAAATCTCGGAGTCAATCGCTCAATCGAGTCCTTTGCATCGATGTATTTTTTAGCATCTACCATAAGGTCAAAACCCTCAACAACGTCAATTTCAGTTTTGCCGTTGTCTTTGTCTTCGCTTATTCTCAATACTAAAAATGTTGAGTTTACATTTTCGCTCATTTTTATTTCTCCTTTCATTTGACATATATAGGATTTTATATTAAAAATGTCAATAGAAAGGAAAAAATAAATTATGCTAAACAAAGGAACAAAATTCTTCGTTACATGGACACCTGAGTTCATTAATGGAGAAGAAAATTTTCACGGCCAAAGTGTTTCAAGAAAAGGGCTTTGGGATGAAAAAAGTAAAATCGCAATTAATAAAAAAACAGGAAAAAAGTATATGACTTTTTGGGACAGAGACAGAGAAAGATATACAACGGCAAACTCTGAAATTGTTTCAATCACTTATAATATTTTTCAAAAAGGAGCAAAATGAAAAAAGTAAAAAATAAAATTTTTTCTTTTTATCATTGTAGAGAATGCTTAGATGAAATTTGTGCAAAGCAATCTATAGGTGATGAAATTTCTCCAAGAGAATATGCAAATTATGAATTTGGAGCAACGGAAAAAGGTTTTCAACTTTGGTGCGTGAGACACGAAAAAAATATTTTGGCTCTCGATTTGTTGGGTCAAAAAGTGGATTACGATAAATAAAAATTTTGGGCGATCGGAAATTTCTGGTCGCCCAGAAAAAAAATAAGGGTGGGCCCCGCCCACATGCACTTACCAAGGACGGCAGCTGCAAGTGAGCCGCCGTCCTAAATTTTTTATTTTATTTGTTCCTTTTGTTCATCTGTTAAATCAGCGTCATTTAAATAAGCTTCTTTAATTTGGTCTTGAGTTGCAACAATCTCTATAATTTTTTCTCCATTATCGTTTAATTTAACTTTTATTAAACCTTTGTTTATTGCGTCTTGAGTTGCAAAATCAAAGCCCTCTTTGATTTCTTTTAAAAGTTTATTTTTCATTTTCGTCCTTTCGTTATATGTAGGATTTTATATTAATTATTTTTTTATTACAACAAAAAAATTTTTAAAAAAAACCTGGGTGGGCCCCGCCCACATGCTCTTCTCTACCTAGAGTTGAAAAAAAAATAAATTTAATACTTGATTATTGTGTAGGATAGTTTACATACTATCCTATAAACCATTTAACAAAGGAGAATAATTATGGGTTTAGATCAGTACGCAGGACTTCGAGATAGTAATGGCGAAGTTCATGAGGAATTCTATTGGAGAAAACACGCAAGACTGCAACAGTTTTTTTCAAGAGAATTTGAAAAGCAAAAAGGAGAAAAGGATCATAACTCTTCTGATGGATGGCAACATCTAGGTTTTAACGCAGGTGAGGGTGGTGTAAAAATTACCGAGGATGTCGTTAAAAGATTAGAGGAGCAATATAAAAATAATTTTTATGATTGCTTTGCACATAGTGGCTTTTTTTGGGGACAACAATTCCAAGAGGAGCAAGTTAACGAGTACAAGGCGCAAGATAAAAAATTTATTGCGTGGTGTAAAAAAATGTTGAAGGAAGGAAAAGAAATCGGCTACGATTGTAGTTGGTAAAGTTTAGATCGAGGGCGAGAAATCGCCCCTGATCCCTGGTCCATTGCACAGCGCTGCAAGTCTCCGGTAGTGATGGACCTGGGATCAGTCGACAACCAGTATACTGGGGGGAAGTCATTACCTGTTGGCTGATCATGAGCAGCGGTTGACTGCTTTGAGGAGCGCGCATCCATCAACCACATCGCGGAGGTTGACCGATCGTTCAACTAGACCTGTGGTCCTGGCTGCTTTGCAGAAATGGATCACAGGCCATAAGCTTCAAGCTTGCAGAATCCCGCAAACCAGTAGTGGGCGGCAAGCTTCAAGCCACAAGCCACAAGCCACAAGCCACAGGCAGCGAGCCTCGCCTCAATCAATTATAGTACACAAGCTCTTCTCTTTTATTTTTTTTGGGTGGGCCCCGCCCACAAGCTCTTCTCTGTCCTCCACCATCCCCAGCCGCCGTCCAAGTGTATAGGATAAAATAGGATTTGTCAAGAAAATTATTTTATTTTTTTTATTGACTATTTCCCATAATATCCTATATTTAAATTATGAAATCTAAAGAAGCATTGCAGCTAGTTGGCGGCCTATCGAGGCCGTCGAAAATGCCGGGCTGGAGCTACGGCCTGCCGGCTGCGGAATGTAAAACCGGATCGAAGCTTCAAAAAATTGAAGGCAGCACGTGCAGCAATTGCTACGCGCTCAAGGGCTGCTATGTTTTTAAAGTTGTCCAGGCGGCCCAGTATAGAAGGCTGGAATCTATAAAGCATCCAGGATGGGTTGCAGCTATGGTATTTTTAATTAATTCAAAAAAATCTAAATATTTTAGATGGCACGACAGCGGCGACGTTCAGGATCTAGATCATTTAAATAAAATTTTTAAAGTTTGCGAGCTCACGCCTGGTATACAACATTGGTTACCGACTCGAGAAGCTTGGACCCAGGACCACGTCGCGAGAGCTCCCAGAAATTTAGTTGTAAGATTCTCCATGCCCATGATTGACCAGGCGCCAGCTGGCGCCTGGCCTAATACATCAACTGTAGTTACAAAAGCAGCTACATGTCCAGCCCCGCAGCAGGGCAACGCTTGCCTGGACTGTCGGGCGTGTTGGGATCCGAAAGTTAAAAACATAGCTTATGGAGAACATTAATTCCATGGCTACATACTATGAGCAATCCTTAAGTGGAAATATAAAATCTTTAACTGTATGTGGCCTTGAAATTAATTTTCTGGGAGGGCCCGCCCACAAGCACGCACCAGGCCACAAGCTACAAGCGCTCAAGGAACAAGCAACAAGCTGATAAGCCACAAGCCACAGGCTCCGGGTGGGTCCCGCCCACAAGCGCGTGGATCTCGGTCCCTTCATAAAGTTTTATAGCCCCCTGACCGAGGGCCCGTGGCAGCTCTTTTACAATGATGAAAGTGTTCTTAGGGTGTCTAATATGAAACGAAATCTGGTGTGGTGAGAACGATATTTTTTTACTTTTTTTAACTTTTAATTCTAATGTAAAAAATGTTTTTTTATTGGTGTATCCTAGTAAATCTGGAGTGCCATGTGATGCAGAATTTTCAATCCTAGTCCAGGTTATTTTACATTTATGGTCTTTAATTTGTCTCCAAAATTTACTCTCTTCCTTTAACATTTTTTAGGTTAAGTTTTAGGTTAAGAGTGGTCACCAATTTTTTTAATAACCTTACCCATATTCCAAGTCTCTGCCTTGATTGTGAACACCAACCTGTGAGACTCTCTGTGTCCTATAATTTTATTTTCAAGCATTTGAAATGAAGTAATATCGTAAAATTTACCATCTGGTAAACAAACTTGCACTCTTGCATCTTGAGCTGCAGGAGATACTAGCATTTTATTTAATACTTGACTTAATAGCTTTCCATTCATTCGTGCTTGAAATATATCCTATATTTTATATATTTCAACCATGGGAGTTCCAAAAAGATTAACAGAAAAACAAATATTGTTTACAGACATATTGGTAGACAATGAAGGCAAACTGACCGCAAAAGACTGCGCAATTCAAGCAGGATACTCGACAGAGACTGCTGAAGTGATAGCTAGTAAACTTCAAAACCCCAAACAATACCCACTTGTAGTCAATAGAATAAACGAGTTAAGATTAGAAAAAGCAAAAACTTTACCTGATCTAACAGATAAACAAAGAAAATTTGCAGAGTTAATAGCATCAGAAGAGGGTAGACTAACACCAGAAATGTGTGCAATCAAAGCAGGATACTCAGAAAAAAGTGCTTACTCAAAAGCTAGTCAATTACAAAATTCTAAATTACATCCAGATGTTGTAGCTTATATAGGGATCAGAAGATCTGAATTAAGAAAAAAATATGACATAACATTTGAAGGTCACATAACAGAATTAGGTAGATTGAGAGATGAGTTCAGAGAAAACAAAGCCTGGACTGCATCTGGTAATATGGAAGTTTCACGTGGAAAAGCAGCTGGATATTATAACAATCAACAGATTCATCTACACAAACATGAAGGTTTGAGCCAAGAAGAAATAGATAAAAAGGTTGTAGAAGCTTTAGAACATTACCAACCGATTATAGATAGGAATGCTGAAGTAGTTACAGACGAGTTATCTTCTTCACCCACTGTCGAGGAATCATCGTCCGATCCCCAAACGTAATTCCATCTTCATCTTTATCGTATGATGCAAATATTTTTATATGGTCTTTTGTTTTTTCGTATAGCCAACCTTCGTTTACTGGTCTAGCTAATTTCATTTTATCAAATTCTTTTTCGTTAGCCCATCCAGAGTCAGATACACAATCAACCCATTCAACTCTAACTTTATGAAATGGTATGTCAGGTGTTGTTTCAGTGAGTGCAGCTTTTCTTCTTTTCTTAGGCATACCACCTTATACACCCTATAGATCTTTTCTCTAGGGACATTTTTTACAAAAAACAATTTCCATACGCGCGCTCCGGGAACTTGAAAAGTGAGTGTTTATGCGGATTGTAACATCTGTAACATTCCT